AGATGGAAGTAATTAATGAAAGTACAGGCGAGGTAAATGTATCTAGTCGTACTAGTGAAACATTAGGTGAGTTAGGCACAGCATTAGCGGAGGCGCAATCAGAGTTCCCAACGATACCTAAAACAAAAACAGTTGAGGTACGTACACATGATGGCAAAAGCTACAAGTATAGTTACGCTGACTTAGCTGACATATTAAAAGTTATAGTTCCTATAACTAGTAAGCATGGTTTATCTGTTGTGCAAATACCAATCGTAAGTAACAGAGGCAATACTTTAATCACTAGGCTACTGCATAGCAGTGGTGAGTGGATAGAGAGTGAGTTGCCATTAAGACAACAGCGTGATGGCGCACAAGCATTAGGTTCTGCGCTCACGTACATGCGTAGATATGCCCTGAGTTCTATGCTTAACATAGCTACAGATGTAGATGATGATGGACAGATAGCAGACACAGATCACGTGGGTGCTGAGCCACAGGTACAGAAAGGTGGCAAAGTAAAAGAGCCTAGCAAGGCAGAAGATTTGCATGTGTTCATAGATAACTTGCTTGAAGAGGCAAGGGGAAAAGATACTGTGCTTGAAGTAGAAAGGCTTTGGTTAGATGGTGCAGAAAAGACTGCACAGTTACAAAGGCAAGATAAGAAAAAGTTTGATGAGGCAGTAGCTGAGTTGAAGAAGATCAGAGAAGTCATAGATCAAGATGAAGTATAAGAAGAAGGTTTTTAGCCTTACTAATTTTCCTTCTTCTTTAGCCACTGGGTGTGTGCTTTCAGCCACCCAAAGTTATGAAGGTTAGTCCTCTTTAGGTACAGATGGATAGTGTAAGGCAGTTAACTCACAAAACTTCCTGCCTTACATGACTTGTTTAATTAATGGAGAAAAAATATGGAAAACGAATACCCTGATAGCGTAAGGATATTTCCTAACAATGAGAACGCTGATAGTGCAATAGATGTGAGCGTGTTCTTTCGTGTAAACGGAGAGGAACACAAGCTACGTATCTACAAAAACAATCGCAAAGAAGAAGGAGACAAGAGACCTGATTACTTAGTTAGTCTTACTCTTAATGGCTCTGACTTAGAGGCTAACAGTTGGAAGAAGGTTTCCAAAGATGGTGGTAAGACATACTATCAAGGAACACCTAAACCAAAGCAGGTTGGTTATCAATCAAGCGGTACACAAAACACAGCAGTAGGTTCTGATACATCGTTTAAACCATCTAATGACGACATCCCCTTCTAACAAACGCCCTCAAGATGATGTATCTAACGATTGGGCAGACAAGATACGTTCACAAAAGTATTTATCTTTTGTACGTTCACATGGTTGTTTAGTTTGTAGTAGACCTTCGCAGGCACATCACCTTACACACATTATGGAAGGTAGCAGAGGAATGAGGCGGACAGGAGATCAGTTCGCAGTTCCTCTTTGTGAAGAACATCACCGCCAATTACATGCTCATGGTAATGAGAATAGATGGTGGGCGATGGAAGGTATAGACCCTTTGGAGTGGGTTAACGAGAAATGGAAAGAGTTCAACAAGAAATAAAAGTTACTTTGACACCTGCTGAAATGTTAACAGCAGGACAACAAGGACTTATGCGTATGGTACAGAATCTACGAGACAATCGTACACCTAAGTATGGTGCGCCTAAAGACATGACTGCATGGGCAATCAACATCTATGGCACTATGGGCGAGGCTTGTGTTGCTAAGTGGGGTGGCTTGTGGTGGAGTGGTTCGCTTGGTGATTATCAGGCGGATGATGTACAGAAATTACAAGTACGCACAGTAGATCATAGTAAGAAAAGATTGATACTACATGATGATGATAAGGACGACAGACCTTACGTGCTTGTGTATGCAAACCCCCCTGAGTTCTATATTAAGGGGTGGATTATGGGTGCTGATGGTAAGGATAAGAAGTATTGGAGTGACCCACAGGGTACGAACAGACACGCTTACTTCTTGCCTGATGAAGTGCTACATGACATTAATGAATTGGAGATAGGCTTATGGCTATGAATTACTTTTTAATAACTGATATGTGTCGTGATGGAGATCACGAATACTATGACTACGTTGCAGTAGAAACCAAAATGACTCATAAGGAATTAGACGACAACAAAAACTTTTGGGAAGAATGTTTTCTTGCATGGCAGTTTGGTTGGATTGAACAACAGTATGAAGATGAATGGTGGGCAGATAATAGGATTGTCTGCATTGATAGTATTCGAACTATTACAAAAGAACAGTTTGAAATGCTAGATGATCTAACGGGTGGTTGGTCATTAGAGAGTATCATTAAACAAGGTGAAGGCGATTGGACTCCTTCTGATGAAAACCTAGAACACTATGGATTGAGGAACGCAGTATGACAGTAAGTAAAGATGTGCTTGAGAAGGCATTACAAGGTGTTGAGGCAAAGAAACATGCATACAGGCAGACGAGGGAGGGTACAGTAGTATCGTTCCTTATACACCCTGATGATGTGCCTAAGTTATTAACACAAGAATTATCTGTGAGTGCGATAGGTGCTAGATATATGTTGGGTATTGTCAGGATGGAAGATGAATCTGATTACCCTGTTGTGCCGGAGGAAGTAACCATAGGTGAACGTGCATTTAAACGTGCGTGTTTGATATGTCGTGACCCCAGCTACATAAGCTGGGTACGTTTAAACTCTGAACGATGGCTACAGTTGTATTCTGTGGACGAGTCAGAAGAAAACGATGAGACATATGCATCTGAGGTAATCAGAAATGTATGTGGTGTTTTGAGTCGTAAAGATTTAAAAGCAAACAAAGATGGACAAACAAAATTGACTGAGCATATAAACGAATTTATGCAGGCAGTAGGAAGATAAACGTGTAGCTAGGTGGGAGCGAGTCTTTGTAAAATCCTGTACGAGTGAGTGCTTGGTCAAATAAGCAAGAGGACTTAAGAGAGGTTAAGGCTAAAAGTAAATGAGAACTATACCGCCATGCACTACCTAGCTACACACCTTAAGGAAAACAAATGAAAATAGATAAAGATATACCAATAGAAAATGCAAGATCAAAAACTAGGAAAGATATAGAGAACATGGAAGTAGGTGACTCTATATGGGTTCCTAATAAAAAAGATTCAGAAAGATACAGACATGCAATGATGCGATTAGGTTGGAAAGTTACAGTAAGACAATCAGATACTTCTCCTAATGGTTATAGGATATGGAGAGCCAAGTAATCTACTCGTCTAAGTCTCTGTAGTATTCTACGATGGCAAGGATATCCCTTGTGTATCTCTTGATCTCAGCCATGTTGTTGCTNATGTTCTCGTAATCCTTCGTTGTCAGCGCATAGTAAGCCTGTCTAGGTGCTTTACCTTCTTCGACAAGGGTAAGGTACTCCTGCATAATTTCAGGTGTTAGAACCTCCCAATCAAATCCAAGCATCTGCATTTCTATAGGCAATGGAGGATGAAACATAGGCGGTCTCTCCTCTATGTTAACCACTTCTATAGGCTTGACTGCCTGTCTCATCAACGAACATCCACTTGCCAACAGGCAAAAGCTAATCAGTATTACTAGTTTCTTCATCTGTCTCATCAAATTGTGTAGGGTTAGTGATCTTAACTAGATCATCGAACACTCTCTTGCTCGCTCTATTGACTCTAGTTTCAATCATCTTGGGTTTTGCTAGGGCAAGGTTATCTAAGTCGTGCTTAGCGAATGTTTGTTTGAGTGCGTTTACTTCTCGCATAGAGTCCTGATTCTTTTTTGTCAGGCTATCTATCTGTGCATAAGTCTGTGCTTGTTGTTCTAAATTCTTTTTGATCTGTTCGTTTTGTTTGGTGACTTCAGTTTCTAAAACAATCTGGTTTGCCTGAAGTTGCGATATGGTTCCGTTTAAACTGTATATCCAGATACCAGATATGATAAGGAGAAATGCAAGTCCAATACTTATTTTAAACATCTTCAGCAGCACGTGCGGGCGCAGCCCATTTTCTATAATGTGTAAACATCTAGTGGTTTCTCCTTACCTTTTACTTGTAAAGGTTCTAATAATGTTAACTCATAATCGCTTTTAATGGCAGTGTTATAGCCTATTAATACATCAACGCCAGCTTCTTTTGTTCCGCTTTCTAACCTAGCACCTATGTTTACTGCATCACCTATAGCAGTATAGTCAAACCTAGATTCACTACCCATGTTACCTATCACTGCATAGCCTGTATTAATACCTATACCAATAGCTACAGCCGGGATACCCCGGTCCATTAACTCTATGTTTAAACTTTCCATGTTACGCTGGATATCTACAGCACAATCTATGGCTTTGTTTTCGTGGAAGTCTTGATTAATAGGTGCATTAAATATTGCCATCATGGCATCGCCTATATATTTATCTACCATACCACCATTCTTTTGCACTGCACTTTGCTGTGCAGTCAAAGCTTTGTTCATAATATAGGTAACGTCTTCCGGTTCGAGAGTCTCCGACATAGAGGTGAATCCCCGAACATCAGTAAATAAGAAGGTAGCATATCGTTTTTCTCCTCCTAACTTTAATAAGCTAGGATTTTTTTGTAGTTGTTTAACTTGTCTAGGGTCAAGGTAATGTTCAAATTGTTTCTTTATTTGTTGTCTTAACTTATATTGTTCTCTAAATCTTACATAAAAAGCAACGCTTCCTGTAATAAATTGAGATATTAAAGCCCATGTTACATCTAATAGTACACCATTTTGTATAGTATAAACTCCATAAGTAGCTGTAGATAAAAAAACTATAGCAAAGAATGATATCCCCAAGGTAATACCAAACACGTTCAATACAAGCCAAACAAATACAGTAGAGGCAATGAATATTAATACCTCTAATGCTAATGCATAGTCAGGTATATAAGGACTGTCTTGTATTAGTATACTTTCAGCTAGACTTGCTTGTATTTTATGTGGCTCTAATAAACCTACAGGTGTAGCCAACTGAGGCATAATACCTTTAGCTGTAAAACCTATGAACACAAACTTATCTTGTACATCCATAGTTGCTAAGTCTGTTTGAGGTGTATCAACCCAACTAATCCACTTACGACCTAATGAATCTACAGGTACAGCAGGTAAACCTTTAACTCGTATCTCTTCTAATCCATTATCATTTGTTTTTATAACGTAGGTATCTGCACCGGCAAGTATCTTTAATACTTCTGTTCCATAAGCTGGTGTCCATCCATCAGGTGTACGCATTAATAAAGGCAACCTTCTTATTAAATTATCTACATCAGTCCGGGCAACAGCTAATCCTTGGGCTGTTGATTGTTTAAACATATCAATATTCTGGATCACACCTTCTATTTGCATCCCGCCTATATCATCACCTAGTATTACAGTGCCAGTAGTAGGTGGATATAAACCATT